CGTGATTGTCGGTCTGGCCTTGCTGATTAAAGAGGATGTGCATAAGATTTTTGAGGGATTAAATCCCGTTGAAGAAGTAGATGTAATGAACTGTTTTAAAGGCTTAAATTTAAACATTTGTGCAATTCTATCATATAGCGATAGAAGCTACAATGGAATATTTCGTTATGATTTAGTATTCGCGGTTAAATATCTAAAATCAATCAGCAATATTCTCGGTTATGATTTTGATGAATGTTTTGAACTGGCTTACCAAAAAATCAAAGACCGCAAGGGCCGTTGGATTGATGGCTCGTTCGTCAAAGAGGAGGATTTGCATGATAGTAAGATATAGAGCGTGGGATAGCGTAAAAAAAGAAATGTTTAAAGATACTTTTGCAATAACAGAAATTGGGCAAGTTGTAGTAGTTGAACAGAAGTTCGTCACAAGCTCTCCAGATTATGTTTTTGTTGATCATCTAGTCATCATGCAATCAACAGATATGGTTGATAGGAATGGCAATATTATCTTTGAAGGCGACATAGTCAAAATGGCTAAGGATGTCTATTCTGAACCGACTTATTACGAAGTTGTAAGACATAGAGGTGGAGCCTATCGTCTTGAATCTAAACAACACGGATGTGAATTGTGGTTACGACATACTGATTGCGCGGTCGTGGGGAATATCTACGCAAACCCAGAGCTTTTGGAGGAAAAATAATGAACCCAGAAATAATTGACAATATAAACAAACCAAGCCACTACCAAGGTAGATACGGCATGGAGGCTATCGAGGTCGTGCATAACTTCGTTGGGCATCTTTCTGGAGCGTCTGCTTTCTTTTGGGGAAATGCAATCAAGTATATGTTACGTTTTCAGAAGAAAAACGGTCTGGAAGACCTGAAGAAAGCCAGAAAGAACCTTGATTGGCTGATTGAGGAGATGCAAGATGAATAAACGTCAACGCAAAAAGAAAATTTTGAACGGTCTGAACAAAGAAGAAAGATACCGTAGGACGCATTGTCCTGTATGCGATAGCGAAATTGGAGTATTTGATGAATATTTTAATACATACGGTTTCTGCTCTGAATATTGTGGCTATGAATACTACGGAATTTCAAGATTATAAAAATAAAAGATTGGGGTTAAAATGACGTTGTTTGATGAAGTGCAGCAATTAAGCTCAGAAAGCCACTCAAAATGGTTCGAGCGATATTTTGAGAAATATAACCTAGAACAAAAACTAAAAACTTCTGCTCAAAAAGGTTATACAGGTTATTTAATCGATGTTTGGTCAGTTAGAGACGAATATCTCAGGAATCGATTAGGAGATGAAAGAACGTTGGAAGCGTTAAGAGAATTATTAGGAGCTGGCTTTACTGTCAAATATAAGCTTTATCTATCTAAAAATTTTTTCACTGGACAAGATTTCGTTTCTAACAAGAAAATTCACATAACCTGGTAATAAAAAAAGCTAAGACACTCTCTGCCTCAGCTATAATTAACACACTATTATTATATCACAAAGGAGATAGAGAGTGAACAAGGCTAAAGAGCTATTGAAAGAATTACAAGACCTTGACATGGACATCCAAAGCCGTATAGATGAAATCAATGAGCTTGAGGCAGGTTTGCTCTCAAGTCCTAAGTGGTCAGATGTCAAAGTCCAAGGTGGACAGACTAGAAAAGTTGATGATGTCTATACTCAACTGGTAGTGATGAAAGAAGCTATAGAGCAGGATACTAAAGAAGTTATTAACAGGAAAATTGAATTAGGTAGAATGATCAATAAGTTAACAAATCCGAAGCATCGGACAATTTTGAGAATGACATATATTACTAAAACGTATATCGAGGATATTTGTGATAAGTTATCAATCAGCAAGAGCTCGTATTACAGCATGCGTAAGATTGCTATTGAAGAGCTGGAGGTGATTTTGGAATAATTTGGAATTTCTTGAGTTATCTGGAGAATATCTTGAGAATATGTGTTAATCAAAATAATCTTGATGTGCACTGTAACGATAATCTGTTAGAATGGTAGTGTCAAGAATTGAAAAGAGAGGTCTCAGAATTTGGTAGATGGTTACCTGAAATCAGGGTGTCGTAAAGGCGTTGAGGGTTCGAGTCCCTCCCTCTATTTCGTTCATTGACGTCTCCTTTATATTTTTCATTTTATTTCCGAGGTTTCGGCCTCGTTTTGGCGGTGACAGGTAAGTAGTTTTCTTTCCTATGTATTTTCAAACTTTTCGGTTCGATTCCGAGCATCGCCGTAATGACTACAAAAAAATAAATCAGAAAATTGATTTCTAATTAACAAGCAAGGTAGTAGTCGTCTTGCCGAAAGGTCGCACATCGTGTGGCTTTTTTGATTATCTGAAAGGTGGTGATGGAAAATGGGATGACCGAAAAACAACAGAAATTTGCCGATGAGTACATCGTTAGCTTGAATGCTACTCAGGCATACAAAAAAGCTTATCCAAATATTAAAAATGATGAAGTAGCTAGAACGAATGGAAGTCGATTGCTAACAAATGCTAATGTCAAGGCTTATATAGATGAACGTCTGGAGAAGTTGAAATCAGAGCGTGTAGCAGACCAGCAAGAAGTGCTTGAGTTTTTGACTTCCGTTATGCGTGGCGAGGTGACTGAACCGTTACTTGTGTTGGATGGTGAAGGTTGCCAAAAGGTAATAGAAGCTAAGCCGAATGTATCTACAAGAAAGAGTGCAGCAGTTGACTTAGGTAAGCGTTACGGATTGTTTATTGACAAGCAAGAGTTGACATCAAATACCGTAACACAAATTGTATGGGATATTCCGAATGAAGATGATTGAAAAAATTAGCTTAAAAAAGAAGATAAAACCTAGTTTCTATAGTGTGGCTAGAGCAACAGTAAATCCAAACATTTTACACATTGCTTGTAAAGGCGGACGTGGTTCTGGTAAATCATCGGATATTGCCCTTTTGATTATCATTCTTGTGAAGCATTTCGCAGTTAATGCAGTTTGTATTCGTAAAACGGATAATACACTAGAACAATCGGTGTATGAGCAGTTGAAATGGGCGATTTCAGAGTTAGGTTTGACAAGTGAGTTTAAATTTAACAAGTCTCCTTTGAGAATTACTTACGTTCCAAGAGGTAATTATATCGTTTTCCGTGGTGCTCAAAATCCAGAGCGTATCAAATCCTTGAAAGACAGTCGCTTTCCGTTTGCGATTGGCTGGATTGAGGAGTTAGCTGAATTTAAAACTGAAGATGAAGTAAAGACAATCACCAATTCCCTTCTTCGTGGAGAATTGGCTGACGGTCTTTTTTATAAATTCTTTTACTCTTACAACCCACCAAAAAGAAAACATTCTTGGGTAAATAAGAAATATGAAAGTCGATTTCAGCCTGAGAATACATTTGTGCACGCTTCGACATACAAAGATAACCCTTTTATCGCCAAAGAGTTTATAGAAGAGGCAGAGGCTACGAGAGAGCGTTCTGAGAAGCGTTATCGTTGGGAGTATCTGGGCGAAGCTATCGGTTCGGGTGTAGCACCGTTTGAAAATCTGGTATTCCGTAAGATTACAGACGAGGAGATAGCAAGGTTCGATAACATTCGACAAGGGAACGACTTTGGTTATGCTAATGACCCTCTGGCTTTTGTAAGATGGCATTACGACAAGAAGAAACGTGTTATCTATGCAATTGATGAGATTTACGGCGTGAAGATTAGCAACCGTGAATTGGCTGAAAGAATCCGTGAAAAAGGCTATCAATCTCAGATGATAACCTGTGATAGCGCAGAGCCTAAGTCGATTGATGAATTAAAACTGCAGCTGAATATTCCACTTGTTCAAGGCGCTAAGAAAGGTCCTGATAGTCGTGAGTATGGAGAACGTTGGTTGGATGATTTGGATGCCATTGTGATAGACCCAGAACGTACACCGAACATTGCACGAGAGTTCGAAAGTGCCGACTATGCAGTTGACCGTGATGGAAATCCCAAACCCAAGCTAGAAGAAGTAAACGACCACACAATCGACGCTACAAGATATGCGTTTGAAGACGATATGAGACAGCCAGGAATATCATTCTGGTAGGAGAAGGAGAAATGTTGAGTAATTGGTTTAAATGGTTAATCAGGCGGTTGTTGATTAAGAATACAACCCAAAACGAAATACTAGAGATTGAGATAAAAGAGCACCAGAATTCTGAGAAAGTAAGTACGATGAAAGAGGCTTACAACTACTATCGAAATCGCACGGATATCCGAAATAAGAAAGTAGATGTGGATTGGCGGACGAACTCAAGGATTGAATTAGGGTTGTTTAAGAAGCTGGTAGACCAGAAGGTCGGGTATTTGTTTTCTAAACAACCGACAATCTCGCTTGAGGGAGAAGAGTCACAAGACTTTTTAGATAGTGTGTTTGACGAGGACCTTTTATCTACGATTAAGTCACTCGGTAAGGAAGCGGTGATGAAAGGAATAGCTTACGGCTTGCCTTATTACGACGAGAATGGTCGTCTACGCTTGTTTAAAATCCCGAGTGAACAGATTATCCCTTTTTGGAAAGACGAGCGTCATTTGGAACTATCTGCCTTTGTACGTGTCTACAAACAAGCAGTCTACGAAAGCGGAGTGAAGAAGACTAAAACCTTTGTAGAATACTACGACGAACAAGGAATTACAGATTATATCTGGACAGGTTCACACCTTGAACTCAATCCATTATCTAAGGAGACCAAGGGGAATTTTTATTACGTCAACGCAGATGGAACACGGATTCCTTACACTTGGGAGAAAGTTCCTCTGATTCCATTCCGCTATAACGAGTATGAGGATGGTCTTTTAGTTCAAACCAAGTCTCTGATTGATAATATTCAACTTCAAATGTCTACTAACGCAGATATGTTGGCAGATATGCCGAAACTGATTTATGTTTTGAAAAACTATCAGGGTGCAGATTTGGGCGAGTTCATGAATAATCTGAATAAGTTCCGCTCTATCAAGGTTTCTAGTGATGGTGGTGTAGATACTCTACAAGCAGACAATGATACTAGCGGAGTTGAAGCAGATATCGAACGCTCTCGTAAGTTCTTGTATGAGGCTGCACGAGCCATTGATACCCAAGATGATAATCTAGGCAATGCAAGCGGTCAGGCTCTTAAATGGCGCTACACAGACCTTGATTTGGACTGTAATGAGCTGGAAAATGAGTTCCAAAAAGGTATCAAGCAATTCCTTTGGTTTGTAGAACAGTATGCAGCTAACAAAGAAGTAGCGTTTGACTCATCTAAATTTACTTATGTATTTAACCGTGACATCATTTCAAATGAGTCTGAAGCTATTCAAGATTGTGTAAACTCAATCGGTATCTTAGACGATTTAAGCATTCGTGAACAACATCCATGGTATCAACCAGAGGTTGAGAAACGATTGAAAGAACAACAGGAACAAGGACAAGATCCATACTCTCAGACTAATTTCAAAAAGGTAGATGAAGATCATGACGACCGAGAACAAGAAAAAGATAGATGAGTACTGGACTGAGCGAGCTTTGCAACAGGAGCACAACGCTCAGATAGTAGCTGATAGGTACATGGCACAGATTGGGCAATCCTTAGCAGACTATAAACACCAGTTGGTTTCTGAGATTGAGAAGTTTTATGCCAGGTATGCAGTTGATAACAAGATGACCCATGCAGAGGCCAAGCAATATCTGACAGATAAAGAGCGTAGAGAGTTTAAGCATGTAACTCTTGAAAGATTCCGTGAGATGGCTTTAAATCCTGACACACCGACACCTTTGTTGGACGCCTTGGGATATCGCCATCGTATTAGTCGCAAAGAGGCTTTGCTTGCCGAAATTGAGCGTCTGACGGCTGAACTATACGGGAAGCCAGACGGCATACATGACAAGGTCACAGAGGCTCTGAGTGACGTCTATATCAAAGGTAAAATCCATCAAGCTAAGAACCTGGCTCATTTTGGAATCATCGAGAAACCAATATTAGGTGTAGATGCAGTTAAGCATAAGATGGCTAGTAACTGGAGTGGTAAAACCTTTTCTGAAAATGTTTGGGTTCATAAAGAAGTTGCTTATAAGGCAATCAGTGATGTCCTGAATAAAGGCCTAACAGGCGGCTGGTCTATTGATAGAATGGCTAGGGCTCTTTCTGAACGTACAGGGGTCGCTTATCATCGAGCAGATACGCTTGTCAGGACTGAGACGACCTTTTATAATAACCTTGCGACACTAGATACTATCAAGGAGTTGGGCGGTGACCACTACGAAATCGTAGCGGTCTTAGACAGTCGCACAAGTGAGATTTGCCAGTCAGAAAATCATAAGGTTTATTCTGTCAAAGAATACGAACCAGGACGAACCGCACCGCCTTTTCATGTTCGTTGCCGTTCAACTATCAGGCCTGCAGTCAAGTCTGATAAGAAAGGCAAGGCTGATAAGACTGATAGGACAGAAGAAGCAGAACAGATTAGTCCGTATCTCGATATATTACTAAATAACGCTCCTGTGAAAATGGCAAAAGAGAAACGTTCTCTGGACGAAATCTTTGCAGGATGGGAGCGTGAAGGGGAAGCTGTTCTTAGAGGTGTTAAAAAATCAAAAACCGCATCTACTCCATCTGCTTCTTATCAAGAATTTAAAAAAGACATGACCTTTGTTTATGCTGTGTCCCGTGATAAAGACGATATATCTAAACAAGAGTTGACAAAGATGTTAAAACCTCACTATTCTCTAGGTAATTTATTTAATCATGATTTATTTGGTGATTACAGTAATAGAGAGGTAATTATTCCTAACCACATGATAGCTTACGCTCTAACTAAACATAGAGATCAAATTCATTTACAAGAGTTTTTCAAGATAAAAGAGGTAATTGAAAGGCCTGATTTTGTTTCTGAGGATATATTAGGAACGAATAACGCATTCTTGCTAAATAAGAAGGTTGACGAAAATAGATTTATTGAAGCAGGTATTGAAGATAAAAATGGTCAATTCATTTTTCATTTTATGGTTAGAAACAAAAATAAGAATAATAAACGATTAAAAAAGATTATGAAAAAATCGAAAAAATATGACATTATTGACCAAAAGGTGTATAATATAGATAAAGAATAGAAGTAGAGAAATATCGGGAACTACGCACCCTTTGGGTATCTGAAAAGCGGGGAAGTCCCGTCCCGCCTATTCCAGCACTTGGAAAAATCTAAGTGCTTTTTTCGTGCTCAGAAAGGAGCTAGAAATGAAATACCGTAAAAAACCAGTAGTGGTTGAAGCTGTTCAACTTAATGAACGTTGTTTGATTGAAGAAGATTGGTTTTGGGACGCAGTGACAAGAAACGAGATTATCATTCATGACAACGGCAAGTGGGCTAAAAATCCCGCATGGTGTGAGATTAAAACGCTTGAGGGGGTCATGGTCGCAAAAACAGGCGATTATATAATCAAAGGTGTGCAAGGTGAATTTTATCCATGCAAACCTGACATTTTTAAAGAAACATACGAAAAAGTAGAGGAGTAAAGACATGTTTATATGGGATTGGGTATCAATTTTATTTGGTTGGATTATATTTTTTGCATTAATTTCGTTCGTAATAATTAAATTATTTGAAGTCATTTCAGCTCTAAAAGTCGGAATTGAATGCAGAAAAAAACTGAAACAATTGAAAAATAAATAATCTAACTGCGTCGAAATCGAGGCGGTTTTCTTAGGCTCTAACCGTATGGAATCCCGTACGGTTAAATTTATATGTTGGAGGTATTACCTTGAGGATGTGTACAAAAATAGCACTAACAATTGCTGTAACCGTCATTACAACAAAGCTAGTGCTACACATAGAAGAACAGCGAAAAATCAGAGACTTACATAACCGAATCGCTAAACTAGTTCAAATTGACTAGTGTCTTTCGCCCTGGGCATGGCGTTAAAAGGCTTTTTTACTTTACCAAGATGTCGTGGTAGTTGCCACGTTAAACAAACGTACAGGAGGAAAAGAAATGAATCGTAAATTTTTGGAACAGTTAGGATTGACTGAAGAACAAGTTGAAGCAGTTATGACCGAACACGGGAAATCAACACAGGACCTACAAGCAAAGGTGTCTGCTGCAGAAGACAATGCCAAGGGCTTGCAAGACCAGTTGAAAGAGCGTGATAAGGACATGAAACAGCTCAAACAAGACGCTGAGGGCAATGCTGACTTACAACAAAAATACTCAGACTTGGACAGCAAGTACAAGACACAACAGAAGGAACATGAACAACAACTCAAGACAATACAGTTAGACCATGCTATTGAAATGCACTTGAGCGGTAAGGTTCACGACGCTGGAATCGTGTCTAGTCTACTAGATAAGTCTAAATTGGGATTAGGTGACAACGGAGCAGTGACTGGATTAGATGAACAGTTGACAGCTTTGAAGGAATCTAAGGGCTTTTTATTTGCTCCAGAAAAGGCTGTAGAACCACATATCGCTGGTGCTAAGCCACAAGGGGCAACACAAGAAGAAACAGTTGCTAACGACCTGACAACGCAGATGATTAATGCGTTTACGTCAGATCTATAATCAAAAAATAGAAAAGAGGAACAGATATGCCAGCAACATTGAACTATGCACAGGCTTACCAACAAGGTTTGCAAAATCGTTATAGTGAAAACGGACTGTTATTCACTCAAAAACTTTGGAATTCTCCATCCAACACACTTTTGAAGTTCACAGGTGCTAAAGAAGTGAAAGTACCACGTCTTTTGATTAAAGAAGGGCGTAAAGACCGTACACGTCGCACGATTACGAACATTGACGCTAACTATGAAAACCAATGGGAAACATACACATTGACTAATGAGCGTTACTGGTCAACACTAGTAGACCCATCAGATGTTGATGAAACTAACTATGTTACTTCAATTGCTAACATTACTAAAACATTCAACGATACTGAAAAAGTTCCAGAAATGGATAAATTCATGGTATCTAAATTGTTCTCCCGTAAGAAAGCACTTGATACAGAAAGTAAACAAATTAAGTCATTGAATTTGACTGAGGAAAACTTCCTTGCAACCTTCGATGAGCTGATGGAACAAATGGATGAAGCTGGAGTACCAGCAGAAGGTCGTGTTATTTTCTGTACACCAGCTGTCAAACGTATGATCAAGAACATCAAGCAATTTGGTCGTACAGTTAATATCCACGGTCAAGGCACAGTGATTGACCGTTCAGTTGGTCGTTTGGATGATGTGACGATTGAGACAGCTATTCCATCTGACCGCATGAAGACCTTGTACAACTTTACAACAGGCGCTAAAGTTGATCCAACTGCCAAACAAATCCACTTCTTCTTGATTCACATTCCGTGTATGGCGGCGCCACAAAAGTATGACTTTGTGGGTCTTGATGCACCAAGTGCTGCTTCAAGTGGTAACTATAGATACTACGAACAATCTTACGATGATGTATTGCTATTCCAGACTAAACATGAAGGTCTAGCCTTTGTCGTCGCACCTTAAAGAAGGAGGATAGAAAATGTTAACAGTAAAGAAAGACAATCGTGTGTTGAATATCGACGAACTAGAAAAAGTAACCTTCTTGGAAGATGGTTACGATGTGGTTGAAATCAAAGATGGTGAGTATGTAGTTGTAGAGCCAGCGACTAACGGACGTACTTACACTATTCAAGAGTACAAAGCAGTAGTTGCTGAACGTGATAAGGCTCTAGCTGAACGTGATAAGGCTCTAGCTGAACGTGACCAAGCTCTAGCAGAGCTTGACAAATTAGCTAAAAAATCCGCTAAGGACGATAAGTAGAAAGAGAGGTTCTGCTGATGGAAAAGATGACATTTGAAGAAATCCAAAAGCATAACAAAGATGCTAGACAAGCCTTGATTGACTTGTATGAACAACGTTATTCATGCTATCCAGAAGAGTTAGTGGTCGATGAAGTCATGCAGAACATTCTTAACTACTGTAATCGTGAGGATTTTCCTTTAGAGTTGCGATTTGTGGCCATTCAGATGGTTTATATTGTTTGTAATCCTGACCAAGCTGTCCAAGGCAAGAATATCTCCGTTGGAGATACTCGTGTCGAATTGGGGAAGTCAGACCTTGCCAGACGTGCTGAAAGTGTCTTGTTGGACTTTACCAGTCAGCTGCAGCGGTTCAGAAAGTTGAGGTGGTAGGATGAATATCAATGATGTCCTATCTCGGGCAACACCAAGCATTGAATGGACCTATGATAAAAAGATGGATGTGTTTGCTACTGTCGAGGGGACGAAGCCCAACGGAGCTGATTTTGTAGAATTCAAAGAAATCCACAAGAAGGTTCCTTGCCGTGTCTCTGTTCGTAACTTAGTGAATACTGAGCAGAACGAAGCACATCAACTCAAGACAGAACACAAGATTTTTTGTTCGCCTAAATTCGCTATAAAAGCTGGTAGCAAATTAGTAGTAGATGGTGTGCAATACCTGACCAGTGAAGATCCAATGGTTTATGTTACACATCAAGAAATTGTGGTGAGACGACATGAGTGGTTATGATGATAGTGATGTTCAAGAGTTCTTGAAGCGACTTGAACGAGCTCAGGCAATCATTGATTCTGAGTTTATGCAGGCTGCTAAAGATATCGGTCTAGCCTTTTTGAAAGAGGTTAAGGAACGAACACCAAAGGGCCAAACAGGTAAGCTAAATCAATCCTGGAAGATGGAAGTGACCAAGAACGGGAACGTGTACGAGGTTATCGCATTCAACCCTATGGAGTATGCTTCTTTCGTCGAAAGTGGACACCGCCAACAAGTGGGACGTTATGTCCCTGCGATTGGTAAGCGTTTGGTCAATCCTTGGGTAGAAGGGCGCTTCATGATGAGACTGACAGAAGAACAGATTAAACAGAAAATCCCACAAATCGCGCAACAAATCGAAGAGAGGCTAAAGGAGGAATTAGGTGGATTATAGTATTAGACCACTCGTCATTAAGCAACTCAAAGATGTGTTTGGGTGCAAGGTGTATGATGAACAAATCCAGCAAGGATTGAAAACGCCTTGTTTTATTGTAGATGTGAAACCTGTGACTCGGAAGCGGTTGGCAAACCAAAACGATAAGCAGGTTTTTATTGTCTTGCTGCATTACTACACCGAAAAAACAACAGACTTATACCAGAAGTTTGAAGAGATTGAAATGGTGTTTAATTCGCCCGCTTTTCGTTATTTAGGGGACAAGTACCCTATCAATGATTTGAAGGTGGAATACAATGCAAATGACTTGATATGTACATTTACAATCACTCGATACGTACGATGGGTTGAAGAAGAACCGACAATGCAAATATTAGAAAGGATAGGTGAAACTTCTCATGGAAATGAATGAAGAAGTAGGTTATGTGACCGAACCGGTGGTACCAACCACTGAAGATAAATTTGGCAAAGAGGCATTACTCAAGTATTTTGAAGATGATGCAACTTTGTTAAACATTTTGCTAGAAGATGACCAGTCATACTCACTAGCAGAAGTAAGACGCATTTTAGAAGACTGGAGAAAGGGTGTAGCTAACTAATGGCACAATGGACAGTACAGAATAAACGAGTTCCAAAGGCTTACATCAATTTCGTATCAAGAGATGATGTGATTATTCCTTTGGAAGACAATACGATTGCAGCAGTTATGATTGCTGGATCTTGGGGAGAACCTGGTGCCTTCACACTTGTTGATGGTACAAGCAATTTCCGCCAGCTATTTGGTAAACCAATTGATGAACTCCTTCCGATTCGTGAAGCTTTGAAAGGAACTGGTAAGGTCCTTGTCTACAATGGTGTGAACAACACTGGGGTACAGGCAACGAAAACAGAAAGCGATATGGTCGTTACAGCTAAATACAAAGGATTGGCTGGTAACCATATTCATGTTATCTTCAAGAAACAAGTCGAGACTGGCTTTGAAGTGACGACAGTTTTCTTTGGCAAAGAAGTTGACAAACAAATCATCACAGCCTTGCCATTTAAGAATGATTATATCGATGTAACTGGTACTTTAACAACAGGAGATAAAACAATCTTGCTTGAAGGTGGTACCGATGGAGCTACAACTAATTCAGAAGTCGAAGACTTCCTAAATAAACTCGATACTCAAGACTTCCGAGTCTTGGCTCTGGGTACAGATGAAAGTGCAACGAAAGCACTTGTTACGGCTCATATCAAGAAATGGCGTGACGCTGGTCGTTCAGTCATTGCAGTATTGAACGATTACACGGATGCTGACGATGAAGGTGTTGTATCAGTCGGTAACGGAGTTACATTAAGCGACGGTACGAAACTAGGCGCTAAGGACTGTGTATACTTCGTAGCTGGTAAGTATGCAGGGGCTGGCTTGCAATCCAATACATTCAAGTCTTATCCAGGTGCTATCGACTGTGAGCGTAAGAACGAAGCAGAGGCTGAAAAACTCATCAATAAAGGTCAGCTTATCTTTGCTTATCGAAATGAAAAAGTTATTATCTTGTCAGATGTGAACTCATTTACTAGTTATACGGCAGAACACAGTCGTATTTTTGGTAAGAATAAACTTGTTCGCACCATGGATAATATCAATACCAATGTCAAGTATATCTTTGAGAACTACTTCATCGGTAAAGTACCAAACAACGTGAATGGTCGTGAGTTGTTTAAACAACGAATTATCACAATGGTCCTTGACCCACTTGCTCAAAAGCAGGCTTTGGAGTATAAAGCGAAAGATATTGAGATTTCACAAGGTATCACCAAAGAATCCGTTGTGGTTAACTTGCCAGTTGTCTTGACAGATGCTATGGAAATCTTGTACATGACGGTTATCTGTGATTAAGAAAGGAGAAACTAGCTAATGGCTATTATGAACCAATTAGATGCTCTGTCAGCTAAAGAAGGAACAGTCTTCTTTACAATCAATGACAAGCAATATGAACTAGCAGAGCTTATCTCGTTAGAAGCAAAGGTTGAATACACAAAAGCTGACGTGACCCCTCTCAACTCTCGTATGAAGGGTGGTAAGATTGTCGGTGCAGAAGGTACAGGTTCGTTGAAGATGTACTACCACCGTCCAGAATTAAAGGCGATGGCTTTAAACTATGTCAAACAAGGTATTTTGCCTCGTATTGATATCAAGTGTACCAACGAAGACCGTACATCTCGTGCAGGTCGTTATACCATCGTTTTGATAGGGGTTCTGTTCAAAGAATCGCTTATCTTTAAACTAGATGGATCAGCAGATGAAGTCATTGACGAAGAAACAGACTTCACATTCCAAGATTTTGATATCCTATCAGAATTCCAAGAAATTACATACTAACACAAGGAGGAAATAGCGGTGAGTGGATTACAAGCATTTTTGAAACAAAATAAAAAAGGGGAAGAGACTAAGGATGTCTTGCTTCCTTCTTTTGAGGAACCAGTTAAAATTCGAGTGTTGAGCGCTCGTGAAGCGGACTTAATCAACGACCGTTGCTTTGTCAATAAGCCTGGTCGCAATGGACGTCAAGAGCGTGTCTTTGACGGTGTTAAATATAACCGTGAAATCTGTATTGCGTCTATCGTGGTTCCTGATCTTAACGATAAAGAATTGCAAAATTCTTATGGAACAATGGGAGCTTCTGAGTTATTCGGTACCATGTTCAATTGGGGAGAAAGCGCCTTGATTTTGGAAGCTGTGACCGAACTCAGCGGTATCAATCAAACATTCCAAGACAAGGTTGATGAGGCAAAAAACTAATAAAAGAGGACGCAGAGGCACAACTTGCCTACTTCGCCCTCGTAAACTATTACATTCGCCCTAGTGAATTTGTGAATATGGATGTAGAAGAAAAAGCCTTTTTCGCTGCAGTCATGCACGAAGAGGGGCTACAACGTAAAAAAGCAATGAAGAAGTGAGGTGATTCTATTGGGCAATATACAAACAACCATGTCTTTGACCGATAGAGTCACAGGCACTTTAAATAAAATCTATTCGACTATGGAGCGTGTCAAAAATGCAGGCCCTGGCATAGACAAAATCATGAAGGCTCAAGAATCCGCTATGAAAAAAGCCGGTGATTCTGGCCAATATTTTGTCAATAAAGCTGGGCGAGTCATTGATATCAACGGTAGATTTATAAGTAGTGCAACTCTAGCAGCTGCAGGACTAAAAAAAGAAGAACTGGCTCTACGAGATTTAGGGAATGCTTCGAATAACGCTTCTAACAAATTAAGTAGGTTAGTATCTTTGAAAGGCTTGTTGAAGACTGCTTTAGCCAGTATTGCAGTCGGTGCGATTACCAAACAAGCTATAGGTATGTCAGACGAGTATGCCAATATGCACGCTCGTTTAGATATGATCCGTGACAGTACGCAGACGACAGAGCAACTGCAAAAGTCTATCTATACATCCGCACAACGTACAGGCTCGGCCTATACAACCATGGCAAACGGTGTCGCTAAGATGAGGATGCAGGCTGGCGATGTTTTCCAAAATAACGGCGAAACAATTGCCTTTTTGGAAACTATGAACAAATCCTTTGTTGTTGGTGGGGCAAGCATTGAAGAGCAAAAAAATGCCATGCTTCAGCTTACTCAGGCGATGGCTAGTGGTAAGTTGCAGGGTGATGAGTTACGTTCTCTAGCTGAAACTTCACCAGCCTTAATCCAAGCCATCGCAAACAAGTTAGGCGTTAGCCGTGGCGAGGTTAAGAAACTTGGAGCAGACGGGAAGATTACGGCCGACATTGTCAAAACTGCCATGCTAGAAGCAAGCGATACGATTGACAAGCAGTTTCGTAATATGCCCCTAACTTGGGGCAGGGCATGGCAGAACTTCCTGAACTTTGTGACCAAGGCGCTTGAGCCAATATCGATTAAGATAAATCAGATAGTGAACTCGTCAGCTTTCCAACAATTTGCCCAGATTGTAGCCACGGTGCTTCAGTATGTCGTTCAAGCGGTTATTTTTGCTATGGATATGATTGGGGCTGTTTGGAGTATGTTGGCGCCGATTGCTCAATTTGTCATCGATAACTGGTCTGTGATTCAACCGATTGTCATTGCTGTAGCATTCGCTATAGGGACTTATGTAGTTGCGATGAATGCAGCAAGTATAGCGACTAATCTATTTAGTATCGTTACAAACACTGCGAAAGCTGCAATGGCTGGTTTTAATGCAGTTATGGCAATGAATCCAATCATGTTGATTGTCATGGCAGTCATTATCCTTATCGGCCTTTTCTATGCTTTGGTAGCGTGGTTTAACAACCTTACTGGTGCAGCTTTATCAGCTACAGGAATCATCATGGGAGCGATATTTGCCCTTGGAATGATAATTTGGAATGTGATTCTCGGGATTATCAATATCATTATCTTTGTGATTAATCTTATTATGCAGGTAGCATTTGGATTAATAAACGGAATCATGGCAATTGGAATGGGAATCTATAGTTTTATCTTGACATTGATTATTGGGCTACTTCAATTAATCGATGCATTTGTTACTGGCATTGTGAATCTTTGGAATGAGATGGCCTTTATGTGTCAAAGCGCTTGGTATGATATTGCCCAAGGAGGTAAATCTATGGCTGTTGCTATCGCAGGTTTTGTTGATAGCATGGTTAATAGTGTTATCAGTGCAGTCGAGGGCATGATTAACTCTGTTCTTAGCGGATTTAATAGCATGATTGGCTTCTTAAATGGGTTCGGT